GTATGAATCTAACAGCTTGATATCCAATAAGTTCAGCTTGGTTATCACATCTGCTCGATCTTTGCGAGTGTACTTTTTCTTGTATGCGTCGTTCTTGTTTGACACGAACACATCTTCGACAGTCATCTCACAGTAATCTCTGAGTTCCTCACGTTGTACAACGCTGAACCCACCCTCCTCTGGCATGTCGAAAGCGATTATCTCAGCGCCCCCGTACATCCATCCTGGATTGCCCGCTACGTTTTTGAACTCACACCATATTTCGTCAGGGAGGTTGTTCCCCTTGACGTCTACACCCCAAGTGCTGGACCCGCTGTGTGCAAGCCAGTAGTCTATGTGTAAGTGCATATCGTCCTTCCTGGTGCCTTTCGTTACCTGGAATCCTAATTGCTTTGCCGCTCGAATGAATCGAACTTCAGCTACCCTCCCCGTCGCCGAAGAGTATTTCCGCCTGTTCTGACTGATCATAGTTGGCCTCGAAATGTTGATACGAAGCCTCCTTAATAAAGTCGAGTTCGTGGTTAATGATTACTCTCGCTACTGTAATCATGTTAGCCACGATTCCAGGGTTAATGCACGGACCCCCATCATTGTCGTGCAAATCCTCGTAAAACTTAGTGATCTCATCATGCAAGCGTAAACACGCTATGCTGAAGCTTTCACTTAGCTGCTCTCTTGTTAGATCTTTTTTTGCCATACCCAAGTTCTTTTAATTTTTCAATTGCCTGCTCCACCTGCTGTTTGTTTTTGCAGATGAAGAGAGCTGGGACTGGTTCTCCTGAGTCTATCAAGTGACGTAGGAACAGCTTCCATCGCATCGGAAAATCATGATGCGAGGGAGTGTACCCTTTGGTTTCAATTACCCACTCTCCGTTTGGTCCTACGAAGTCGGGTGTGTATTTAATTGGAAGGACCGTCGAATTTGTTCTGTTCGACAAGTCTTTCCTCTTGGCAGTCATCTTCCAGTATTCACCAGGGTATTTGAATTTATCTACGAGCATGTATTCATGTGTCTCGTAGGTAAAACTTAGCCCCGATTCAGCTAAAAGATCAGCGCATGTCTTCTCTAAACCGCTCTTATACTTACCTAAAGAACGTTTCTTAGCTGACTTACGCCGTGGAGTCCCCTTTGTCTGTCGCTTCACTAAAGCAAAGTTACAGCTTAATTCTGTAAAAACGACGTGTTAACGGGAAAGTTTATGTAATCCTGCTTACCACCCTCTAAATCAACAGATTCAAACAGCATCTTCTGCGTCTTCCACACTCGGAAGGCTGTTCTTGATGTGTTCATTTCGAATCGAATTGGGTCATCGAGTGATGTTGGCTCACCACCCGTCTCTACATCACGCACCTTTCGGACGTGAAACTCAGTGACTTTTCGCTGAGCATGATCGGGGTGTTGAACCTTGCGGTGAATTGTAATAAAGCAGTCGGCACGGTTGACGAACTTACCTCCGCCCTCTGTGTCTTCTGCGTATGGAGCAACAGGCAGTCCGTCGTCACCCTTGCGACGTTGCGCCTCAGTGACAGCATGCATGTTGAGCCACACAGCTACGTTGTTTGCGGTGGAAAACGTAAGGAACTCCGATGCAGCTTCGTAGTGGTAGTCGTGGGTGCCGATATTGGTGTTGCCCATGTCGAGCTTGAGGCTGTTGTACGGGTCTACAAATACAGCGTCTACCTCTTGTTGCTTCAGAATCTTTTCGAGGAATACGATGATGTCTGAGTAACTGTACACTTGCTTGTTGCTAATCACGGTGAAGTGCTGGCCTACCCATTCGTATGCTCTCTTACGCTCCATATGGTTCATGGATGCGATAGGCTTGTTCATGGCGAACTGAATCAACGACATCTTTAGAGAAGCCGTGCGGTTCTCCGAAGAGTACACTACCCACTTCCATCCGTGTCGGATAGCAGCGTTTACCATGAGGTACAGCACCATCGTGGTCTTACCTACGTTGCTGTGTCCGTTGACAATGGTGAACTCCTTCTTGTATCGGAAGTATTTATCTAGATCACTATCACCAGTGTCGAGACCTACAGGTATACGACCGTTTGCGTAGTCATCAATCCAGCGGAAGTCCTCGTCATCAGAAGAGATGAAGGACATGTCGCCGTCGTTGATGAGTAGCTCGCGCTGTGCTTTTCGTTCGTCATCGATGGTGGTACGGATAGGGTCTTGCTTGCCTTTCTCCATCGCCTCCTTGATGGTCCGAACAGCCTGTTGCTCGTCGTCTACGTCACGCTTGAGAATCTCACGGGTGAGTACACGGACCACCTCGTCTTCTTCCATACGTCCAGCAGCTACGTAGCCACCGCACAGCCTAGCAGCACGGAGCAGAGTGTTGTGCTTCTCTCCGTCATCGCACTGACGTATCATACGCGCAGCTAGATTAAGCTTTAAGTAATCTGTGTAACTTCCTGATTGTGAGACAGCTACTTGTGATTCGCTCTTCTCAGTAGCGAACGCACCGAAGGTGGCTGACTCCTCATTGACGATGAGGTCAGGGTCATATGACTCGAAGCATGCACGGGATTCGTTGATGCCCGACTCGTCTACTTCGAGGTCGTACTGCTTGTTGAAGTACGTGCGTAGCGCACGGAAGTGGTCACGGTGCCGCTCAGGGTTGCTTACCTTAACGAGCGCCTTAAGTCCGTCACCGCTCGGAGAAACCCAACAGCTATAAACGTAAGGATCCGTGGATAGAAGCGCCTTGGATGACGCAACATCAATGTGATCGAAGTCGAGTACAATGAATTGGCTGTGCTTCGTAAGCGCCTCATCATTACGTGCTTCAAATTCCCCTGAGAAGAGGACGACAGGTAGTTTCTTTTTAAAGTCTTTGGAGCCATTGCGTACAGCTTCAATCAATGTTTGAGACTTCCCTTCCTTGATGCGCTTCAGGGCAGTCGCTAATTGAATCACATGTGCATCCTCCTTGCTCTTTTTGAAGACATCTTGGAATATCGTGACTTTCATTGTAATGGTATTCTAGTAGTAAGTTGAGGTAGTGAATTGCTTTTAGAACGTCCTCCTTCCCATTCTTGTGGGCGTGTCTGCACACGTATTTGATTACGTTCCCTTCGATGAACGGTATATCATTAGCAGCTACGAACTCAGTTACCTGAATCTTCATGTGCTTGTAATGCTCACCGCCTATCTGTTTATCGCTGTGTTTCTTTGACATCTACAGTAGTTCCTATTTGTTTAACGGTATCGACCCTATCAATTATGATGGTGCGTTGCTTCGCCTTTGGGGTAAGCAGCTCCTGATCGAGTCTGTACATGGTGTGGGTGTCGTGCTTCATGATGTCCCTAGGGTTATCGTATGTGCTGACAATCCACACGTCTCTTGTCTGAGGATGCTTGTTCTTAATGAACGTAGCTTTCCCAGTCATGTAGTAAACGGGTTTGCCCATTGCGCAAAGATAAGGGGAAAGAAAGGGGGTGAGACTTTCGCCTGCACCCCCCGCCTAACCTGAATAACTCAACTATACTAGAACGGGATAGTCTCAGTATCCTCTGTCTTAGCCGTATTGTTACGACGCTCTTGCGCCGCTTCGCTGTTCGGGTCCCACACGCTGAGGCATGCTTTGCCGTTCTTCGACATGAAGAGACGGAATCGAACGTTACCGCCCTGACCGCTAGCATCACGCTTGGTGGTGTATTGGTCAATGCAGTCCTTTAGCTCGTTGTCCTTGAGGCGGAAAGACCACCCCATCAACTCGCCGTTGTCATTGTAGCTGGGCTCATCTGCCCAGCCTACGAGAACACTCTCGTACTTCTTGCTCTGATCACTCATTTGTAAAGAAAGTTGGTAAATAAAACATGAAAGGTAATAGCTGCTGCTGCAAAAAGCAACCGCTTGATTAATTTTTTATACTTCATACTGCAAATAATCTTTTACGGGGTCATAATCTTCTCGCATGAAATGCCTGATACGGTTGATCGCATCGTTGAATTTCATTTCCCCAGTGAATAATGTTTCATCCGTACACTTGACCAATGCTGGCAGGTAAGGATATGTTTTCTCTTGCACCACCCAGTAGAAGTCTTTGATGCCAAAGACCTTCGTGTAGATGTAT